TGCTAGTACATGCAAGGAAGGTCCATACGAAACATTACTGCGTGCCCTTGCCTTAAGACATATGGAACTGCCTGAGGGAGATTTTATCCGTGATGCATTGGCTACCGACGTACCGGAGTCATCGCGAGAGATTCTGCAGTCAAACATCAAAGACGAAGAAAACCACGACCTGGCACTTGGTTACATTACCAATACTTACGGGGTTGATGAAAAGGCTGAGGCTGAAGCGTTACGGCTACGTGATGCTTGGACAGCGCATCCTGATCACACGATCCTCAAAGCGATGGTTGCCGAGCGTGCAATTTTCTTCGTTCTTTTACCACTGCTTCGCGCTAATGGTACAAGTGCAATGCGTACCGTAAGCGCAGATATTAGCAGGGATGAACAGATCCATGTTGCAACTAATTCAATTGTTTGTAGAGAGTTAGGGCTAGAGATTTCTCCAAGTCTGGACAAGCTACGTAAAGCAACAATCAATTGGGTTATGCAACCACTCGGTAGCAATACCGATAAATATTTAGACAAAAAATTTTGGCTGGATTCTAGTGACAACCTGATGTATCAAGGCAAAGCTCCTGAGCTTTCCTTTACAAAGTCAGCCAGAATGCCAGCCTTTTTTGAGCACTCGAATGTCAATCTCCCCCAATACGCTTGAGCCTTTGTTTGGCCCAAGTCTTGATCAAATCCTCCAAGAAATGGAGGAGGTTTTCCCATCCGTAACACCATCACCTGACAATGACCTACGCCAGATTATGTATAAATCTGGACAGCGTTCTGTTGTCGAATGGTTAATTAATCGACTCGATAAAAACTAATGTGTATTTTCGGCGGAACTAGATCTACCCCCAAACCAGTAAAAGTTAAACCACCTGCAGCACCACCACCGACACCACCTGCACCTCCAGCACCTAAACCTTTACCTACTCCCACCCCACTTGATACTGAGGATGAAACATCAAAACCCAATGTCAAGTACGGTAAAAAGAAAGCTGACTCATCAAGAGCAAGAGCTGGACGAACATCAGACAGCCTACGCATTCCTCTAAATAACCCATCACCTGGTGGTAAGACCGGAGGGTTAAATGCTTAGTGCACGTATGGCGTATGACCGTCTTTCATCTACCCGTAGTCAGTTCTTGAATACGGCCATTGAATGTTCGGAACTTACATTACCGTACCTGCTGACTGATGATACGAGCACCACCAATTCACGTAAGCGGCTACCTATGCCGTGGCAGTCAATCGGTGCAAAGAATGTAGTGAGCCTGGCATCAAAATTAATGTTAGCTCTTCTACCTCCTCAAACCACCTTCTTCAAACTACAGGTACGCGACGACAAGTTGGGTGAGATGGACTCCCCTGAGATTCGCAGTGAGCTGGACCTTTCGTTCAGCAAGATTGAGCGGATTATCATGGACTTCATTGCTGCTTCTAATGATCGTGTAGTAGTCCATCAAGCAATCAAACATCTGATTGTTGGTGGCAACGCCCTTATCTTTATGGGCAAAGATGGTCTAAAGAATTTTCCACTGAACCGCTTCGTGGTCAACCGCGACGGTAACGGGAGTGTCATTGAGATCGTCACTAAAGAAATGATCAGCAAAGAACTGCTTGGAGATATTGCTTCAGACTCCAAGCGTGTTGTAAATGACTCAGAATCTAAGGATGATGATGTCGATGTCTATACCTATGTACGTCTAGATAATGGACGTTGGGTATGGCATCAAGAAGTCTTTGACAAAGTGATTCCTGGTAGCCGTAGTACGGCACCTAAGAATGCCAGCCCTTGGTTACCTCTACGCTTTAACACTGTTGATGGTGAGGACTACGGACGTGGCAGGGTAGAGGAATTCCTTGGTGATTACCGTGCACTCGATGCACTTAGCCAAGCACTAATTGAAGGCTCGGCTGCTGCAGCAAAGATTGTGTTCATGGTATCTCCATCAAGTACTACTAAACCAGCAACACTTGCTAAGGCTGGCAACGGTGCAATCATTCAGGGTAGACCTGATGATGTATCAGTTGTACAGGTCGGTAAGACTGCTGACTTTGCAACTGCTGCCAACTTGGCACAGCAAATTGAACGTCGTGTTGGTGAAGCATTCCTGCAACTCAACATTAGACAATCAGAACGTACAACTGCTGAAGAGGTACGCCTCACACAGCTTGAATTAGAACAACAACTAGGTGGACTGTTCAGTCTTCTGACTGTTGAGTTCCTTGTTCCATACCTGAACAGGATCATGCTGGTCCTGCAACGTAATGGTCAGCTACCCAAGATCCCTAAAGAGTTTGTACGTCCACAGATTGTGGCTGGTGTGAATGCTTTGGGTCGTGGTCAAGACCGTGAAAGCCTTGCAAACTTTATGGGCACCATTGCTCAGACCTTAGGTCCAGAAGCTTTGATGAAATATATCAACCCTTCTGAAGTTGTAAAAAGACTAGCTGCTGCACAAGGTATAGATGCACTCAATCTTATTAAGAGTGAAGAGCAACTTAACCAAGAGATGCAGCAACAACAACAAGATCAGCTAGGACAATCACTTGTCGATCAAGCTGGTCAATTATCTAAATCACCAATGGCTGAACAAGTCATGATGGGTGAACCTGAAGAACAACCTACTGAATAATGGCAGAAACTCTAACCTACGACAACACCCCTGATGCTGAAGTACTGACTCCTGATGAGCAAGATTCACTTCAGATAGGAGAGCAACTACAAGAAGAACAAGAACAGTTACTTGCTGGTAAATACACCAATGCTGAAGAGCTAGAGAAGGCTTACATCGAACTACAGAAGAAGTTGGGAGATGTAGAAGACGAAGTTGCCGAGCCTACGGATGAGCAGGTTGATGAACCTGAGCCTGAGAGCTCTCCTGCTCAATCCTTAATTACTGATGCATCTACAGAGTTTGCAGAGAATGGAAAGTTGTCTGAAGAGATGATGTCTAAGTTCTCTGAAATGAGCAGTCAAGATATTGTCCAGGCTTATGTAGATATGCAAGCTAATTTACCTCAAGCTGAAACTGCTGAGCTTAGTGAGTCTGAAGTTAATACCATCAAGAATTCTGTTGGTGGTGATCAGGCTTATGACAATGTTATGCAGTGGGCTGGTGAAAATCTAGACCCTGATCAAATTGATGCTTTCGACAACATCATTGCAACCGGAAACTCTACAGCTATTCAAATGATGGTTAATGGTCTCAAGGCTCAATATGATTCAACTAACGGATATGAAGGGAGGATGTTGGCTGGCAAGTCTGCCAATGCCAGTTCTTCTGACGTATTCCGTAGCCAGGCAGAACTTGTCGCGGCAATGAGTGATTCACGTTACGAATCAGACCCTGCATATCGTAATGATCTGCTAGAAAAACTTGATCGATCCGATCTTAACTTTTAATTTAACCCATTTATTTATTTAACATGAAAACTCTTATTATTGCTGGCCTTTTGATCTCCGCTGGTGCTGCTGCACAGGCTGGACCCTATGTAAACGTTGAAGCAAACAGTGGCTTCGTTGGTAGTGAGTACGGCGGAACTGTTATTGATAACCATATCGGTTATGAAGGTGAGAACTGGTACATCCAGGGAGGACCTGCAGCAGTCGCACCCGATGGTGGTGATGCTGAACTGGAATTCTCAGGTAAGGTCGGTGCCACTACTGCACTTGCAGACAATGTAAGTCTTTATGGTGAGCTGTCATTCTTGACTGGTGATAACGATACTTCTTATGGAACTAAAGCTGGTTTGAAGTGGACGTTCTGATGAACGACACTCAAGTCTGGCCTAAAGAACCACAAATGTATATCCAAGATAACGCTGTGAACCATAACGAAAATGCTGAGAAGCTGAACGGTCGCCTAGCAATGCTGGGTGTGATCGCAGCACTAGGTGCTTATGCACTGACTGGTCAACTTATCCCTGGAGTCTGGTAATGCCACAAGGCAAAGGAACATACGGTACAAAGAAAGGTCGTCCACCTACTAAGAAAAAGTAATGGCTAAACCTGGGCTTTACGCAAACATTAACAAGCGCAAAAAGGCTGGTACTTCACGGCCGAAAAGCAAGTCAACAATTAGTGATAGCGCCTATGCAAACATGAAGTCTGGTTTTAAAAAAACAAAAAAGAAAAAATAGCTAAATAGATTTAACGGGAGGTGCAATTCCTCCCCTAGCTCTAGCCAGCCAAGGCTTAAAACTGGTCTTACTTAATCTTACTTACCCAATCATGAACTATTACTTAAATGACCGCCGTACTTTCAAGACCACAAAAACTAAATAACTGGGAACTCTTTTGTAACTGGGTTACCTCTACTAACAACCGTCTCTATGTCGG